TTAATCTGTGTGCAATGCTCTTACGGCATCCTGTATACTCTGCTCATATTTGAACTGTACAACAATTCGCCCACCCTCATGCACATAAACATTTTCGATGAAGGCCGATACCATACTTGCCGTAAGTCTCGTGCCGTGCAGGAAATTTTCTGCCTGTTCTGCCGCTGCGCGTACCGTTCCTGGAACAACGCTCTGGGCAGCTTCTTCCGCCTTGGATTGTTCAATTTTATCCTGCACCTCCGCAATCTTCCTATCATATTCTTGTTTTTTGTTCTTATAGTTATCCAGAGAGAGCGTTCCGGCTGCGTATTCCTCATACATCCGCATCTTCTCGCCTTTCAGATTTTTCAGTTCCTGCTCCATCGATGTTTTTCGACGGCTTGCCTTTCTACTGGCTTCTTTCAAGCTCTGTTCTTCCTTTTTAATATCACCATAGAGAGAGCCTAATAAAGAAAGTTCTTTTTTCAATGCCTGAAATACTGCATTTTCAATATCATTGGCCTGAAATATCTCCGATGAACATTTGGTCTGCCCGATAAGTTCCTGTCCCTCTCTGCACCAGAATATGGGAGAAGCCTGTTTGTAGTCATATCCCATAGCCCGTCTGCAATTACCGCATCGAACTTTTCCCTTAAGTGGAAAATCCACGCTGCCCATTACTACTTTATTGCGGTTGTTTATGACAAGCTGCGCTTTTTCAAATTCTTCCCGGCTGACGATGGCTTCATGGGTTCCTTCCGTAATGTACTGCTGCCCTTTCGGAACAGTACGAGAGATAGACTTACCGGAAATCAACCTTTGGCTTTTTCCCAGAACCATCGCACCGGTATACACATACGCTGTGAGAATTTTCCAGACACGAGTGCTATCCCAAAGTATCACAGGCGCAATCGTGTAAGTTGTCTCTTTTCCATACGCCTTATGCTCCCGGTTATAAACACTCGGCACCGGAGCATTTTCATCATTCAGCGTCATCGCTATTTCTCGCGTCCTCAGTCCCAGAATCGCAAGGTCAAAAATACGACGGACAATTTTAGCCGCTGGTGGGTCAATGATATAGGATCCTTTTTTATTTGGGTCAAACTGATAACCAAACGGTGCAGAAGATGCTGTAGAAATCCCCTTACGCCACTTCACTCGATTGGCTGTCCGAAGTTTCTTTCCTGCATCCCGGCAGTACATGGTGTTTACCAGATTGCTTACAACCAAATCCATCCCCAGTGTCGCACCATTATAATTGTTGCTGTCATAGTTGTCATTGACGGAGATGAGCCGGACACCCAGCAATGGAAAAATCTGCTCCATGTATTCGCCCACACCAATGTAATCACGTCCAAAACGAGAAAGGTCCTTTACGATAATGGTATCAATCTCGCCACTGCGCACACCATCCATCATCTTCTGAAAGCCCGGTCTGTCGAAATTGCTGCCTGTGTAACCATCATCCACAAAATCCATCACCGGCAGATTTTGCAGACTTTCTTTGTGGGAAATATACCGCTGGATCAGTTCTTTCTGGTTTTCGATGCTGTTGCTCTTGTCTTTTCCATCCTTACCCAAATCACCGTCCGCCCTTGAAATGCGCTGATACGTTGCAATCATTTTCCCGCACTCTCCTTTCCAAAGTCTGCTAACACATCTTGAAATCCAAATACAATGCGAATCCGCTTATCTGCACTCACTTCGATTCTCTGCACGATGGATTTTACCAGCTGAGCATCAAATCCAAAGTCATCCAGATGCGCTTCCAGGTTGGAAGTCATATTCAGATATTCTCTAATCTGTTGTTCTACTTTCATCTTTTTTGCTTCTGCTTTCTGCAGTGCTGTCCGTAGATCATCATACTGTCTGGAATACTCTTCCCGGAACTGTTGATATTCTTCGGAATCCACCGCGCCTGCCACATAATCCGCATAAAGCTGTTCTCTTTTCTTCGCCATCTGCCCAACCTTATCCGTCAGGCTCATTACCTCACTCTTTGCACGGTAGACAGGATTCTGCATATCTTCGATTTTTCGCAGTTCTTCCAGAATTTTGCGCTTATCACTGAGCCGAACGATGAAAAGATGCAGCTGATCCATTACCAGAGCTTTCAGAAGTTTTTCCGTAATCTGATGTCCGATGCACTTATCATCCGCCTGCCTTGCTCTGCAAATATAGTAGCAAACCTTTTTACTTTCTTCTGCTCCATGCGGAAGCCTATCAAAATCCATCGGTCTGCCACAGTCTGCACAGAATACCATTCCAGCAAGGTCATTCTGATACTCCGTGCGAATCTGTTCTGTTTCTGCTCTTACTGTTTTGAATACTTTCTGATTCTTTGCCAGAATATCCTGCACCTTTTCAAAATCATCCCTTGCAATGATGGCTGGATGTGTATTTTTTGCCACATACCACTGTTCTTTCGATAGGTCACGTTTGTCCTGCCCCGCAAAAAACTTCTGTGTGCTTTTATTGTTGATGGTATCTCCCACATAGGTTTGGTTGGCCAGCATATGCCGTATCGAAGTTTCGCCCCATTTTTTATAAGTAACGACATCCTTTCCCTCAACAATTTTCCGATGCCACTCTCGTGGGGTAGGAACCTGCAGCAAGGTCATCCGTCTGGCGATTTCATAAATCGCTACGCCCATCAGTGCCCACTGAAAAATCAACTGTACATAAAAAGCCGTTTCCGGGTCAATCTCATTTCGTTTTGTCACAGGATTCCGAATATATCCAAACGGAGCATCACTTCCGACTGCATAGCCGGCTTCTTTTTTACGCTGCAGGGAACTCCACACCTTTTTGGAAATGTCTTTCGCATACATGGTGTTGATCATATTCCGAATCGGAAGAGCCATGCTTTCCATATCCTCTTTGCGCGTACTATCAAAATTATCGTTGACAGCAATCAATCGAACACCAAGAAACGGAAATACAGTTTCAATATAGTACCCCGCTTCCAGATAGTTGCGACCAAAGCGCGAGAGGTCTTTTACAACGATACACTTGATCTTCTTCTGCCGCACATCGTTCATCAAACGGGTAAAGGCCGGGCGCTTAAAATTTGTTCCTGTAAAGCCATTGTCAAAATAAGTATCCACATAATTCAGTTCACTGCTGCGGTTAATAAAATCCTGCACCAGTGCAATCTGCGTTTCCATGCTTTCGTTATCTTCGTTATCTTCCACCGAAAGCCGTCCATAGATTGCGGTTGGTATTTTTCCTTCATCCAATTCCGGGAACTGCACTGAAATCACTGCTTGTTCCGGTTGGGGCAAATTCTTTCTACTCTTTCGTGCCATCGTCTGTACCCTCCAATTCTATCCGTTCAAGCATCTGCTTCCATTCCTGTGTTTTCATCGTTAAACTGATTTCTGCCTGCCTATCGCCCAAAAATGTAACCACGACCTGTTCAATGTATTTTTTTACAAAATTACGATCCAGTGCCTCTGGGGTCTTATATTGTTCCATCTGCTGAATCCACGGATTTCGCAAACTCAATGCCCGTTCCCATACCATCGTATTTTCCATGATCGACGTAAGCTGTTCATTCAGCTTTCGATGGGCTTCTTCATAGTCCAGAACTTCAGCATGATACTGTTCTTCCGTAATTTCATCGGCCATATAGCTTTCATATAACGGTACACGGCGAAACTGTTCCATATTAAGCTCAGCCAGAATGGTCTTCATCTGCATCGAACTTTCAGCTCTTTCTGCTTCAATTGCTTTTCTGCCATTCCCCTGTTGAATTGCGGAATACATCTTTTCTTCTTCCTGATGTTCTCCCTCCATAGCATCTATCACCTTTTTATATACAGACGCTGCCGGAACTTTCAATTCCTTTCCATTCTCCTTGTGAGCGCGGCAGTAGCGGCAATAGAATAGTTCTTCTCCCGTTTTCTTATCCTTATGCCAACAAAGTGCGCGTCCACAGGTACAAATGATACGCTTTGCCAGCGGATTCGGTTTTTTGTATTTTTTCCGAGTAGATATCCTGTTCTCACCCTGCCGCATATTGCAAGGAAGCGCATAAAACTGTTCTTTTGTTATGTACGGTTCATGGCAGTTCTCCGCAATAATCTGGCGGCTTCCGTTTGACGCCGCACCCGTGTATGTTGGATTTCTGAACAATCCCCTCAGATTATCCGATGTCCACAGATTAGATTCTCCCTCATATGGTTTTCCCTGAATTCTTTTTTTGTGCCTCATCGGTGGTTCGACATTCTGTTCGTTCAACCATTTTGCAATATCGCCCATCTTCTGTCCCGATGCATATCTGGAAAAAGCTTCGCTCAGATACGGCGCAACCTCTTCATCCTTTACCATGTTGCTTTCACCATTCCTGCGGATATAACCAAACGGAACAGAATTGGTCAGTCGGAATCCTGCGCCCTGCTTTTTCCTCCATGCAAACATGATTTCCGCGTGCATCTCGCAGCGTTTTTCCTCAAAATAGTCCTCAACCTCTTTTCGACTGGCAGTTCTGGTGTCCAGTCCTTCTTCCAGTACGATCAGGTCAACACCTGTCTCATAAAGAGTTTCCTTGATTGCCTGACGCGCCGCTGGGAAGTCAGGACCACAGTAGTACATAGATGCTACAATGATGCAGTCAAATTTTCGCTCCACTCCATCATCAATCATTTTGTCAAATGCTGCACCTGCGTTTTCAGCATTCTTGCGATCAGAATACTTTTTCTGTAAATTTAACTCTTTATGTTCAGCCAGGTATTCTGCAATGCGCTGATTCTGGTCGGCAATCGTCAGTTCACCTTTATGGTTTTTCCAAGGTATCGTCTGGGTATAACTTACGCATTTCATACTGCACCCTCCTCCGTTTCTGTTGTCAGAACACTGTTGCAATATTCCAGTACATTGCGGATTTCCTGGTTGAAGCGATATTGGATGTGAATGTGCTCCTTATCATAGACTGTAATGCTTTCCACCAGTTCTACCAGAACACGGCGATTCAGACTCGTTAAGTTTTGATAGGATTTAAAATCTTCGATCCACGGCAAATGTTCCACATCCAGATTGTTCAAACTATCCAGTTGACAGTCCATTTCCATTTTTGCCTTACGGATATTTTCGATTTTTTCGTTAAAGGAACAGCTGAACTCTTTGTACTCATCCTTACTGACAATGCCGTTGCTCATATCTTCGTAAAGCTGACGGCACAGGGTCTGGTATTTCTGTTCTTCCTGTTCCAGCACTTTCATGTGCTCTTCTACAGATTTTAACCTTCGTTGGTTTTTGGGAATCTCGTTGATTTCATCCAGACGTTCTTCTAGTCCGCTGATCTGCTGAATCTTTTCCTGCAATGCAGCCAGCACCACTTCTTCCAATTTACTTTCCCTAATGTGGTGTGAAGAACAGCCCAGGCCCTTATGATTTGTGACGCAGTTCAGATATATATACTTTTTACCTTTTTTTGATACGGTGCACCGCACCATATTCTGTCCGCAGTCACCGCACCGAACAATACCTGAAAAGAGATGGACTATCTTCTGTCCTTTCGATGCACAGGTGTCCAGCTTTAAAACTTCCTGCACGATGTCAAACATTCTTTGTGAAATGATGGCCTCGTGTGTATTGGGAACTTTGATCCAGCAAGATTCATCTACGTCCCGGATTTTCTTAATCTTGTAATTGATTTTTTGCCGTTTACCCTGCACCATCGTTCCGGTGTAAACTTCATTTTTCAGAATCCGAAGTACCTGAATCGCCTGCCACTTTGCATGAGTTCCAGTCTTGAAACCACTGTGATAATTTAATCCGCACAGCCGTTTGTATTCACTGGGAGCCAGGACCCCTTCGCTGTTCAGTTGGTCTGCAATAGAGTTTGCACTCATGCCTTCCAATTTTCTGCGATAGATAGAACGAACAATATCTGCTGCGTACTCATCTACCACCAATCGATTTTTGTTCTGTTCATCTTTACTGTAGCCGTACACTGCGTACCCGCCGATGAACTCCCCCTTGCGCCGCTTAATGTCCAACTGGCTCCGAACCTTAATGGAAATATCCCTGCAGTAGGAATCATTCAGCAGATTCTTGAAGGGAACCACGATGCTATCTGAATCACTGCTCTCAGTGTTTGCATTATCGTAGTTATCATTGATGGCGATGAACCGAATCCCCATCATCGGGAAAATCCGTTCCAGATACTTTCCCATCTCAATGTAGTTACGGCCAAGTCGAGACAAGTCTCCTTGTGTCAACAAAGAACCAAAAAATTTTGAAAAGCCAGAGGACGTTTCCGGGCTGTCTGCCCGCCGCGTCCTCCGACTTTTCATCAGGAGGATTATGCCTCGAATTTGTCGTCTAAATCAAAGTATGCCTCATATTGACGAATTATGTGAAGGAAGCCATCATAACCGGTTTCGCTGATAGTTTCAAGAGTTTTGTCGCTTGCCATTTCGGTATGTCCGATTATCACGCCGAGAAGCCTCAAGGTATTAAGCACGGCACGTTGATAATGATATTTCTGCTCCTGGCGGCATACACGAGCCACTTCACTGGTTCCATCAATCTTTCTGTTTCTCACGTCAGCCATCATGCTCAGCGATAACAGAATACTACACGCACGATCCTGCAAATCTGCGGCAGTATTATCTTTGAATGTCAGTTCCATAATTGTCCTCCGTTTCTTCTGTTTGATTGTCTGTCAGGTCTGCAAAGCAGTCCCGGAATTTCCATACAATCTCAATCTGCGAATCCGGATAGATGTAAATATCCTGAATAAATCCCCGTACCATTTCTTTGGTAAGAGATGGGGTATCCCGGTACTGTCTGCTCAGTTCCAGCAGTGGATTTTCCGAGGTATGAGCTTCCTCCTCCAGAGCGGCCAAAGCCGATTCCTGTTTCTTTACATCTTCATCCAGTTCTTGAACTGTTTTATCAACCTCAGCCTTTTTCTTAAGATAGCGTTCCTTGCTACAGTCACCGGCAATATAACCTTCATACAGAGTCAGTTTTTCCTGCCGGTAGCGCTCCTGAAGCTGCTGCAGACGGGTCAATTCAGCCATGCAGGCGTTGATCCTGCCTGTCCGGGTAAACTGTAAGGCTGTTTTCTGGTTTTCTTTTTGCCGATACAAAGTAAGCATTTGCTGAATGGCATGAAGCACTACCTGTTCAATGTCAGTCTCCATGAAATGCTTTCCCCGTGGGCAGGATGCGCCCGGATCGGATGCCGACTTATCACATAGATAATATACAGCGCCTTTTCTGCCAGTCCGGCGAGTCATTATCCGATGGCACTCTGCACATCGGACAACACCTTTTAATGGGTACTCCTGTATTCCATGACTACCGCGTTTCCTGCCGAGCTTCAGTATTTCCTGCACCTTCTGAAATTCCTCATGAGTTACGATGGCTTCGTGCATATTCTCCACTACAATCCAGTCCTCTTTCTTATTCGGAAGCGCTTTTTTGACATTGACAGCAGCTTTGGAACGCTTATGCCCAACTGTTGCGCCAGTGTATTCGTACTGATGCAAGATGCCCAGCACCGTATGATAATTCCAGCCGTTGCTTTCTTTCCGTTTCTGAAAACGGTTCTGGCCTGGATGTTTCAGACGGAAGTAACTGCCCGGTGTCAGTATGCCGTCTATGTTCAAAATCTCCGCAATCTGTCTGGTCTTTTTTCCTGCCAGCGCCAGATCAAAAATCCTTCGCACCACCGAAGCAGATTCCGGATCAATCGCCAGCTTGTTGCGGATAGTCGGGTGAAACTGATAGCCGTAAGGAGCAATGCTGCCCACATACTTGCCCTGCTTCATCATTTGCAGCTTTGCCGTTGTGGTCTTCACGGACAGGTCTTTGCTGTAAGACGCATAGACAATATTTCGGATTACTACATCCATTCCGCTGGTAACACCTTTATAATCGTTGCTGTCATAACCATCATTGATAGAGATGTACCTCACACCCAAAAAAGGGAACACACATTCCAGATAGTTTCCCATTTCCGTGTAGTCCCGCATGGCTCTTGAAAAATCTTTCGTAACGAGGACGTTCAGTTCACCGGAGCGGAGCTTTTTCATCATATTCTGAAAAGCCGGACGATTAGTGTTTGTGCCGGTAAAGCCGTCGTCTACAAATTCCGTGCGCGGAGCATCTTTTAATTCCGGATGCCGGTTCAGAAATTCGTAGATCAGTAGTCTTTGATGCTGTACGCTGTCGCTTTCCTCTTTGGATCGGCGTGTATCCTCGTCAGCCAAGGACAAACGGATATAAATGGCAACTTTTGGTTCTTTCATGAGATCGCCTCCTGCTTCTTTTGCATTTCCAGAATACTCTGGCACATTTCCTGATACACATCATCATAATAAAAAACAACTTCGACAGCGCCATTTTCATAAATCAGAACCTTCTCTATCATGGTATTCACCAGCTTCTGCGTCAGTTCCGTAGTACCGGTGGCCGCCTTCATCATAGCCATCCATTTATTATCCGGAGAAATAGAATCCAGAAACTTTGTCCGGCGCTGAACCGCTTCATCCATCAGCTGACTCAGGCGTTCATGTTCTTTCTCATAGGTCTTCTTAGCAAAAGAATATTCTTCTTCATTCAGAATACCTTCCACGTAGCTTTCATATAACTTGCTTCGTTTTTGATTCAGGGCATTCAGCTTCAAGCTGATACTGGAGACAGCGGCGTTGTACTTTTCTTTGAGATTGCTTTCTTCCTTGCTTCCCTTTAAGATACTGAGCAGCCGCTCGTAGTTGAGGGCAACCCGTAGCTGATCTTGTATGACAGTGAGCACTTTTTCATTCAGAACATTCTGTCGTATATAATGCTTTGTACAGTGTTCGTGGTGGCGTGAAGTATAGGTGCTGCACTCATATGACCCCATCCATTCTTCCGGTCCCTTTTTGTCAATCCGATGTCGGCGGAAGTACATTCGCTTTTTACAGTCTGCACAGAATATTTTCTGGTCAAAGAAATCAATCATCTGTTCCCGGATAATGGCAGACTGTTTCATTTTCTCCTGCCGGATACGACTGGCCTCCGCCAGAATATGCTGAACTGTATCAAAATCTTCCTGGCAAATGATCGCCGGATGCGTATTTTCATACCAAATCCAGTTCTCTGGATCTTCCTTATGCTTCTTGACACCCTTATAAATAGCGGTACGCATTCTGCCGTGAATCGTGTGTCCCAGATAGACCGGGTTTTCAAGAATGGAATTTATCGTGGACTTTGCCCAGCCTTTTCCAACCTGATTGCCATGTCGGGAACCATTTTCACGCTTGCGAAGTTCCGGATGGACAGCGCCTGCTTCTTCTAAGCGGTGAATCATGGAATTGACGGAAACGCCCTCCATCTTCCAGCGAAATATATTCCGCACATAAGGAGCGGCAGCCTCGTCAATTACATAAGCGGATTTATCTTCATTCCACATATACCCGTAAGGCGGGTTACGGCTCTGAAAGGTTCCGTTTTGCTGCTGCGCCAGGAGCGCCGTGGAAACCTTACGGGAAATATCTCTGGAATACAGGGCGTTAATCAAATTTTGGAGCGACACAGAGAGAGACTCCATGGAACTGCCGCAGGTAAAGTTGTCAAAGTTTTCTTTGACAGAGATGAAGCGTGTTCCCAATGCCGGAAAAATCTTTTCCAGATAGTTGCCCACTTCAATGTAATCTCTCCCGAATCGGCTCAGATCACGAACCACGATAGCCTCCACCTTACCGCTACGCACATCATCCATCAGCCGGTTCCAGGCAGGACGGTCAAAAACCGTGCCGGTTTTTCCGTTATCGGCGTAAACCTCCGCAAGTCTGAGATAGGGACAGCCTGCAACATACTCCTTACAAACATCAATCTGGTTCTGGAGAGAAGCGCCTTCGTCCTGTTTTCCGCTGTTCTCCACAGACAGCCGTGCATAGATTGCAGTGACATAGGACATCTGCCCGATCTGTGCTGCCGATTCCGGCTGACTGCTATTTTTTCTGCTTTTTCTTGCCATGGTATCCTCCTATGTTCAGCCAGCCGCAGCTGGCCTTTCTTCAAATTTCTGGACATAGCGGAGCGCCAGCTCGTATTCATCCCGGTATTTGAATTGAATCTCAATCGCTTTGTTCTCGTAAATAAAAATCCGGTCTACCAGTGCCACCAACACCCGGCGATCCAGCTCCGAAATATTTTGGAACTGAGCAAACGCCTTTACCCAGGCACGGTTCGTCATACCGGTAGTTGCCGCCTGCGCCTGTTCTTTCTTCATACGTTCCACGGTTTCAGATTTCTCTTCAATCCGAGCCGTATAGGCGTTGCGGAACTCTGTATACTCGCTCTTTGTAATCACGCCATCTGCCAGATCTTCATAGAGCCGGAGCTTCAGTTTCCTGTACCGTTCGATTTCTTCCTCTACTTTGACAATCTGTGCTTCATAGTTGAAAGATTTCCTTTTTTCCAGAGGAAGACGTTCGATAAACGCAAGCACCTGATCCAGGTGCATAACGGTTTCAATCTGGTCATGGATTGCATGGAATACAACTTCCCGCAGTCGGTTCTCACTGAAAGAATGGGGAGAGCAGTTCTTTTCTTTCCGATGTTTTCCGCAGACATAATAAATATACTTTTTCCCACTGCGCGTCACAGTCTTTCTCACCATACCCTGCTTACAATCCCCGCAGTAAAGGAATCCGGAAAACAAATAATGCTGTCCGCTGTCATCCGCAGCCCGCATATCCCGTTTGAGCAGTTCCGACACCACCATGAAATCATCCGGTGAGATCAGCGCTTCATGGGTAGCTTCTGCATGAATCCAGTCTGCTTCATCTTTCAGACGAATATCATGTACCTTGTGGTTGGGCGTTCCTCGCTTGCCCTGAGTCAGGTTGCCTAAGTAAACTTCGTTCTTCAATATTCTGGCGATGGTGTTGTATTCCCATTGGGGAACATCCCGCCGCCGAAACGCTGTCTGAAATCTTACCCCTTGCTGGCGTTTGTGTTCCATCGGAGTGGGCACACCGCTTTGATTCAGCCGCTGTGCAATGCGCAGGATGGGAAAACCGTCCTTAAACATTCCGAAAATCATGGTTACGATCTCAGCTGCATCGTCATCCACCACCAGACGGTTTTTATCCTCTGTGGATTTCTGGTAGCCATACGGAGCGAAAGAGCCAACATATTCACCTTTCCGGCGCTTCACTTCCAGGTTGGTTCGGATTTTTACCGATATATCCCGGCAGTAAATGTCGTTTACCAGATTCTTAAACGGCAGTGTGATAGCATCCGAAGCACTTCCCGGTGCCAGACTGTCATAACAGTCATTGACGGCAATATAGCGGATGCCCAAGGACGGGAAAATCTTCTCCAGATAATTTCCTGCCTCAATGTAGTTTCTGGAAAACCGGCTCAGATCCTTGCTGATTGCACAGTCAATTTTGCCGGAGCGCATATCCTGAAGCATCCGCTGAAATCCCGGACGCTCCATGTTGGTTCCGCTGTAACCGTCATCTTCATCGTAAATCTCCACCAGTTCCAGGTCTGGATGGCGGGAGATGTACTCCATGCAAATGGCCTTTTGACTGGATATGGAATTGCTTTCTCCGTGTTCGTTGTCCTCACGGGAAAGTCTCGCATAGATTCCCGTCCGATAAATCTTTTCTGGCACTATAAAAACCTCCAATCTTTCTAATGTATCATCACAGAAAGACGGAGGCTGATCCTACTATAAATGCAGGAGTACAAGCCCCAGCAAATCGTGGCTGCGGCTCGTGTTCCTGTTTTGTTTTTGACCCGGTTTTATCTTACCATCCCGGCAGAACATTTGAAAAGGATGTCAACTGCCGGAGAGATACACGCTGTTGACACGCTCCTCTATGGTTGGGCCTTTCGGCTGGAACGCCAGCTTCACAACAATGCCTCCGTCTAAGTAACAGTAAGGATTGCGGATTTGCCGGATATGGGATTTCAAGCGTTCCTCATATCCGGCGTCCGGGTCTAAACGGACGCTCTCGCGGTCAACCAGCTGGGAGCGGTCAACCGTCCGAGGGTCTACGTTTTTCATTTCCTCTACGGATTGATACGCCACATGATTTCCCCCTTCCATCTTATGATGCGGCTCAATAAAATAGTCACGGCGACCTCCCTTCCGGGGTTCGTTATTCTATACCTATTACGGGTCGGTCTTCTTTATCCGTCCGGCATCAAAATTTCAGGGGAAGCATATAGCGACGGCTGTTACCGTTATACATCCGGTAGACCTGGTACATATACTTTTTGTATCCAGCCATATTTACTCCGAGGGAACGACCTTCCCGGTAAATAGTAAGCGGATCATACCGGCGCAGCTGCTCTACCAGGCGCTTAGGACTATATTCATCGTGATATAGATCTACGAAGAACACCACGCCAAGCAGAATCTCAAAGCGAAGAGAATCCGGAGCGCCGTCCCAGGCATTTACAATGTGCTGCATCCCTTCCTTATAAATTTTTTCGCCCACCTTCTTGTAGATGGAGTAGGCAGTGCCAACGCAGCCAATCCGGTACTTGCCTCTGTCCTGGTTGTAGTCCAGCCGCAAGCCAACATCCTCCGTAGCTTTCAGGAAAGCCACCGCATCCGGGTCATTGCCGTAAATCAGCGCACGCAGTTTCGCACCGGCGGTGAGCTGGGCGGAAGTACCAGTCTGCTGAGCAAACAAAATAGCTTCATCCAGTTCGGAGAGGCCATAGAACACTTTGCAGCGGATGGGTAAGTCCTGACCGCCGTTGCGGAGCTTCCTGGCGGCAATGGTGTGCTGACCGTCAAAAACATAGTAGTGGCCGTCACGGAAGCTGACCTTCGGGTCATTGGCGATATGCTCGTCAAATTCTGCCGCAATCTTGCGGACACGGTTGGGATTCAGTTCCCGCTGATAAGCGTTACGAGGGACTTCCAGGTTCTTGCTGTAGATCATCATCTCGTCAAAGGGGCAGTTAATCAGGTTCTTCATGTTGGTTCCTCCTGTTCGATTTTGTTAATAAATTGAATGGCTTCTTTGAATATTTTCAGTACCTTGCGGCGGTACGATTTCTTATTTAAAAGACCCGGATAGCTTTCAAAGCAGCGAAGACATCGGCGAATCATGGTGGATACCGCGTCCTCCAGTTCGTAGAACATGGTACTTTCATCGGCCAGTTCTTCCGCCGTTTCCATACCGGAAGAAATCGCAAGGATTTTTTGGATTTCTGTCATGGGGCGGGTAGGAAGCTCAGATTCTTCCGGCTCTGGCTGAGCTTCATCATCAGTAATTGATGAAGGCTCAATCTCTGTCGATGCTTGCTGTTCAACTGAGACTGGTGCTTTATCTGACATTAGCTTTGACTGACGTAGCTGTTCAACTAAAGCTGGACGATCATCAGGATTGGCTTTGGCAATAGCTGCCACAGCAGTATCCGTGGGTTTAATGGAGCCTGAAAGCAGTTCCTCTTTGATGCCGGGTTCTATTTCCTCGGCAGCATCGACTCCCTTAGCATAACGCTCAGCACGACGGACATAGCTTTCGCTGGTATTAATTTCTCGTGCGATGCATTCACTGGTTCGTTCGGATTTTTGCTTCGGGTCATTTTGACCA